TTAGCAAAAAGCTTTAATTGATTAACACTTGGTGGTGTTGGATTAGTTGATAACTCTGTAAATACTATAGCCGACATTTAAGATCCTTATAATAAAAGTAGTGTAGCGTCACCGTCTAAAACAACATCGCCTGAAATTAAGAATATTTCTGTTTGTAACATTGTGTAATGTGCAGGAACAGTAACTAAGTTTAATATTTGTTTATCAGCCAAAAAGGCTTGAGCCTCAATAGCTCCACTATCCTGTATTAAAGTTCCAGGACTATTTTGTATAGTTGTACCTGTAGTATCTGCCCATCTAGCTATTGCATCAATAGTTGTAGGTGGAATACCACTTACGTTACCTGATCCACTACCATTTGAAGCTCCACCTGTTCCACTAGTTCCTATACGTGCCATATTAATTACCTATCTCTAGAACATAGAGAGTTTGTCCAGCTAACGCAGATATTGCATATATTGTATCTGCTGGAGTTAAATCTATCTCTAGAGCATCTCCATTAAATAGAGCAAAACCAGTTGAAGTTGTAACTGAAGAACTATTACCGATATAAATTATATTGTTTAAAGTAGTTGTAGCTTTAAAAGCTATGCTACTTCTATTAGGTAAGGGAGTTGGTGTAATTTGCACGGCACTTGTTCCAATCATATACTGACTAGTTTGAAATGTACTTAACCCATTTATGTTAACGTTGGTTGGTCCAGATCCACTAGTATCTACGTTGATAGAACCATCAGGATTGACTAGTAGTTGGTATGCATTATTAGCATTTCCAATTGCTACGCTATCGTCCATAGAATTTATGGACACTTCTAGACCTGGAGGTGGTATGATTGTAGAAGTTAACTCAGCATCTACACGTATTCTCCCCGTAGATTCATCATATGAGCCTTGAAGTACCTGCTGCTGATCTAATTTTGACGGTGTAGGTGCTGCCATATTATCCTTTCACATTACCAAGTTGTTGTTGCTGTAAAGCAGGGTTTGGTAAAAGATGACTAGCTACCTTTGGTAATCCTGGTGTTTTAGTTTTATTGGTATTTGGTCCACTTATTGGAGTTCCTGGAGCCATAGGTCCGCCTGGTGCCATCATTTGAGGAGCAGTATTACCTGCTAATGCAGCCTGTGGAGGTTGTCCACCATTAGATGTTGGACCACCAGGACCAGGAGGTGGTGGAGGGTTTCCTGGTTGTTGTCCAGGAGTAGCTTGACCTGTCATAGGTGATAGTTGACCGCTTCCTGCTGGAGCTGGTCCACCTGGAGCTGGAGGTAAAGGTTGTTCACCTAACATTGATAATATACCAGGATCAGTTGTTCTTAAGTAGCTGATATGACTTTGAACGTGATCTAAAACATTCTTAAGAAGTTCTGGATCTGCTCTCAATTCAGGATCAGATATAACAGCTTGATGTTCTTTGATATGCATGCTATGTTGATCAAGCATTGTTGCTACAGGTTTTTTACCATCCAACAACATTTCATTTTCTTTCTTGATACAAAGTAATTGACTCGTTGTTCCTTCATAAACAACATCAAGATTTCCAGTTTTTAGAACCTGTAAATATTGTTCAGGGGTTGTAAACATATGCATCTGTAACAATTCACTAGCAATTTGTGCTCTTCCTGCAATAGTTCTTGCAAGAGGGTTACCCATATCAACAACAATGCGGTTAACATCAGAAATTTGATCTCCAGTAAATTCTTTTAACTCAGTTTTATTGCCTTTACCAACAAGAGCAATAAGTTTTGGAGTATTTGCATGACGTTTTAAAATATTTATTAAACCAGTTCCAACATCTTCAATGAGCTTAACATAACTTGCTTGTAAGCTTGAAGAGTATTGTAATGCCATAGACTGAACTAATGCAAGAGCTGTACCAGTTCTTAACGATGCTTCAGGATTTCCACGAGAAACACTATTGACTCCGGTCAAAGTTTCAGCACTTTGTACTGACATATCTAATAATTTAAACAATTCAGGAGGAATTTGGGTTAAGTTTAGAGGTTCTGGCTTAGCAGATCCTTTGATGATATTAAGAGATCCTTCTAAGTTCTCAACAGTTAAGTTAGCACCTTCAGGAATGAATACGTTTGAGATACCAAATGTATTAGCACTGGTTGCAATAGCACTATATGTTGAGTTAATGACTTCTTGTAATGGATACATGTCAAACATATCTGTATATCCATAAGGAGTTCCTAAGATTTCACCAGCAGCTATGCGATAAACTGGGATATCATCATATGGTAGAGGCATATCTAAGAGGTTAACGTCTGCATCTAAGAACAAAAGATAACGTCCATCAGGAACTGCTTCAGATTTTTTGTGGTAAAACTCGTAAACTGCAATATCATCTGTATCATCATTAGACATTAAGTTCAAACGATACCTATATTGTTCACTCTTTGTTGGTAATCCTTTAATCTTTTCAGACAATTCAGGATATTTAGCCATCAAATTAAATCTATTTTGATAGGTTCTAATTAGAATCCATTCATGCTTCCAGCTATTCTTTGTTCCATCGACAACAACGTCAAATGGAGAAAGAGTTGAGAATTCTACTTCACCTTCGTAGTTATAACTATCAGATTCTTCATCATAATCATAAGCATTACCTGCTGTAGCATTCCATTCAAGCTTCACAAAGCCTGCACCAAGTGGAATACAGATCTCACAGGCAGATTTTAAAACAGTTTCAAGATTCTTTTCTCTCATGTAATAATCTAATATACCATTAGCAAGATTTGCTTGAGATAAAGACTTATAATCAGTATTAATGGCTCTAGCATCCATAGTAGGACGACTAGAAGTAATCATGTTATAGATATTACGTGCAATATTTCTGAAATGATTGACTGCAATGAAGTTTAATTCACCCTGTTCACCAGTAAATGCTATTTCATGATCTGCACCATCCATGTAAATACCATGATAAGCTTTCCACATAAGCCTTAGCTTATCTAGATAGTTATTCTTGGTCATGTCGTTAAAGAAACTAAATGCCTTGTGTAATAAGATAGATGCAGTTTCGTTAGATGGTTTTACTGCAAAGTATGTCTTACTATCGTAAGGTTGTTTATCTGAATCTGCCATTAGAATAGCCTCTTTTTCTTTGTATTAAATATTTGATTATAAACTTGAATAGGATCTTGCTTATTAAACTTCTCAGGATTTGAAACGTATAGATCTTCTCTATTAACATTGTAATGAGCTGGATATGGATTCTTAGTGAATAGAACACTTCTAACCATATACTTTAATGCTTCAACAGCATCATAGTGTCCACAGTCAGGAGATCTAGCAAATTTTTCTTTATTTGTAGGAGAATTCCATCTAACATTCTTTAAATGTAGTGGAAGAGTCTTAAGGCATGGATCAAGAATAATTTGTTTACCACCTAAACGAACCCTAAGATCATTTATGGCACTATCTTTATCATCTTTTTTAGCATCTGTAAAGAATAATCTTCCTTGACTATACTTTAATATCTCATTAATTGCGATTGGATTTATATCACTAACTCTTTTGAATGGTCTTCGTTGCTCGTTAATATCTTCGTTATATAAGAGTTTCTTTTCTTTATCTAGTATTTGCTTTGTTAATAGTTCTAAGTTGTTGCCTGGAATTTGAAAGTCAAACTTTATTTCATCTTCAATTATAAGTTTGCCCTTAACGAAATCATAGTATCCAAATAAAACAACAGTAAGATCCTTACCACCGATGTCCATTGAAACGTAGTAATCATAAAAAGGAGGACGTTTCCAAGGCATAATTATGTCTTTTTCTAACTCTTTTGTGTACTCTGGTATAACTGACGTGTTAGAATCCTTGATGATCTCATTCATGTACTCTCTTCTAAACCTAAGTGAGTCTCTACCACCCATAGATTTAGCGATATCTGCCACTTGTTCTAGGGTTAAAAGAGGATTATCATCGATAGTTTTTTCACTTAATCTACCATTAAACTGTGCAATCTCAATAAAGTTAAAGAAAGGGTGATCTAATTGTTCTGGTATAGAAGATGCCATTATGATCTTACCGCCAGTATGTGTAGTAGTAGGAAATAATGCTCCACCATACACATCATCTAAATCATTACAGAATCCAGCCTCATCTATTAGAACTAGATCGCACTTTTGTCCTCGAAGACGTTTATAATGCTTGCTATCAGTTCCCGCTAGTTGAATCTGAGATCCATTGGAGAAGTAAAATGTATATTGCTTGACTTTATACTCAGGTTTAATATCATTTGGACAGTCTCTAAGTATCTCTTCAAAAGCAGGAAGTAAAATAGTTTCTGCATGAAGCTTAGTATCTGTAACAAACTTAATGATAGAATTAGGTTTTTTAAGAGCTTGTTCTAAAGCTAGGAAGGATAATAAGAATGTTTTACCTGATTGTCTAGCTAGAACCCAAACCATTGTGGAATGCTTAGGTGCATCTTGGAAGATCTTGTACATTTCTTTTTGGACAGAATGACACTTCCAGTATAAATTACCATGTCTCCAAAGCTGTTCTTTGGCTGATTCTTTACTATTATTTGTTGCTTGCGTCATCATCTGTGCCTACAATAGCCAATAGTTCTTTTTCACTTAGTTGTTTACTATTACCATTAATATCTTTGGGTTTACTCTTTAAAGCTGTGAGAATCTTTGAGAATATTTCAACTCGTTTAGCTTCTTCTAACGTTAATTCTTTTTCATTGGAGAGTTGTTTTAATCTAAATAGTTGTTCACGAGCAATAGATTCTTCATCGTTAGATGCAAAGTCAACAGGTTTGTTACTGATAACTGGAACTGCACCCTCTAAAAGCTTTTTAAGATGCTTTATCTCATCTTCATAGCTCTTATTCTTTTTTGTGAGTTCTACAAGAGTTTTTTGTTGAGCTTTAGCAAACGCTTGAAGGTCATCAAACTCCTTGAACTGAGCTATCATCTTATCTGACATTTCTAATGCCTGAACTTACTTTCATAGTGGATATAATATTTCTAATATCTTTTATGATTTCTTCTTGTTGCTTATCACTATCTGAAAGTTTCTTGATTTGTTCGTTAAAATCTTTTATGATTTCTTCTTGTTGCTTATCACTATCTGAAAGTTTCTTGATTTGTTCGTTAAGATCTTTAATTGATCTACTTTCGAGCTGAAGCTCATAAAATGCAGTTAATGCAGCTAAAACTCCAATAAGTAAAACTTCATTAAGATTTACAGAATTAAGTATTAGGGATCTGATCAAATATACACCTAATAAAAGCAATGGAATATGCTTAATCGATGGTTTTTTCATCTTATTTTCCTATGTTAAAATTTCGAGTCACTAAATTGAGAAAATGTTTAAAGTCTAACCCTCTATATTTTTTGCCGTAAAAACGGCTGTAAGGTGACTATCTAAATACTTGCTCAATTTAAAGTTGTTAAATAATCACTACTATACAAGTTTATATAGTTTTTTTATCTTATTAACTATTTAAATAACAACTAGTATAATGAAACCCAATCAAATTTGTGAAGTCTGTATGGGATATATGGATTTTGTTAAGGAAAATCAATGGCTTAAGTGTCCTACCTGTGGATTCATGAAGAAAGTCTTTAAAACCATTATAACACCAATAGGAGTTTATTATGGAATTAAATGATGCTGGCATCAATTTAATCAAGTCATTTGAGGCACTTAGACTAACTGCTTATCCAGATCCTGGAACTGGAGCAGAACCTTGGACAATAGGATATGGGCATACTGGTGATGTTTCACAAGGTGATACATGCACATTAGATCAAGCCAATCAATACCTACAAGATGATTTAGATCAATTTATTCAAGGGGTTACAAGCTTATTGACCCTAGAATTAAATGATAATCAGTTCTCAGCCCTAGTTTCTTTCGCATTTAACTGCGGATTAAGTAACCTAAGGCATTCTACGCTATTACGAGAGATAAATGCTAACAATTTTGATAATATAATGATAAATTTTCAGATGTGGGATCGAGCAAATGGTAGCATTATGGCTGGATTACTTAAACGACGTACTGCTGAAGCCAATCTATTTATGACAGAGATAACCTAATAGATAAACTAATTGTAATTTAACATCTTCTTCTTTTAAATGTTCCTTACTAAAAAACATAAAATGATATCTATATTGTTCTTCATATAAATCAGGATAATGAAATAAGGCATGGGTTAGTTCATGAAATACTAGAGCAACTCTATCTGATCTATTGGATATATTCCAATCTGAACTATCAATTGCTATATCAGAAAAATGTAAAATATAACCACTGAGTTTTAATTTATAACTATAAGAAACTGTTTCACCAACTATACCTCTTTTAAGTAGGTTATCAAACTGCATTGTTAGAAACAATGGATATCTATATTGAGTCTTATCACAGTTTGCTTCAACAAAATGCATATAACTTTCGTAGTAAGGTGCTATATCTACATTAATTGTTTCTACTGGAGATAAAAATAACAGCATAAATAAAACAAGTAATATTCTTATACTGGGTTTAAATAAGTTCATTTCTTTGGTATCTTTTTATGATTAAACAATTGGGGACCTTTATGAAAAGCATACTTAGGTTTTATAACATTATGAAGATATGCTCCTTGCGATTGCGCTTTCATCATTTCAGTATAAGTATCTGCTGGAACATCGTGATAAATATATTGTTGACCATTACCAAACACGACATGTAAGTCGTTTGTTGAAGGATCGTGCATAACATTTAATACATTCTTAGGTTTTGGCTTCGGAGGATTACCACTAGCTTTCATTTCTTTAACCTCTTTATAGCATCTCTTTTTTTTTGTCTTGATAGTCCCTCGAAGAACGTCATACCGTTTAAATGTTGTATCTCATGTGAAATACAAATTGCTTCTAATCCAATAGCAGAGATATGAAATTGTTCGCCATTTCTATCAAAAGCTTTAACACTAACTTGTTCTGGACGAGATACTTGAATTGTAATATTAGGAAATGAAAGACAAGATTCATTCTGATATGTTTGTCCGTATTCATATATTACAGTTGGATTTAAAAATTCCCATATTTTATTTTTTAAGTCCTTCATTACAAATACCCTTTTACCAGTATCATAAACTTGATTATGAGATAAACCCATACCATTATTTTCTAACATTAATCTTTTCATTTCATCTAATTCTTTATTTAATTCTTCATTATTAAAGAATTTAATTTCTTGACAATATATTTTTAATGTTGGACTTGGATAATTTAATATTTTCATATTATTTATGCCTTTTTAAATAACTAATAGCATTTTCTAAAATTTTAATATTATCTTTTTTCTATTTTACATTTAGAACAAATTTTATTCATTTTAAAGACTTCCTAAGAACTCTCATTGCTTGCATGCGTCTCTTAATATCTTCTTTATGACATACAGGACAAATATTCCCTCTCCAGGATTTCCCAGTCTCATCATCATATCTTTTATTACGACTGTCGAACTTGCCAACCAATCGTCTATGCTTTAATTCCAAGCATACTTTACATTTACGAATATCGCTTTCCATGCTATTCCTTTAGTGGCACATTGTAGTGCTTAAAAATTTCTTTTTTTATATACTTGTTTATGTCTGCTAAACCGTTGAAAATGAATAATACAAAACACAAATAACAAGCAAGGAAGAATAAACAAATAACATATGATTCATATTTATCTCTCATCTTTAAGATATATCCTACATGGGAATATTTCATTTGGTGTTAGATCATCTATAAGCTTTGATGGTTTAGAAAGAATGTAATCAACATAAGATTCTAAACCAAGAGCCTTTACTATAGCTTCAGCCCATAATACTCCTGCTGCAGACCAAACTATGATTGTATTACCTCTTCCTTTATTCTTTTTTAAGAAATCAACATGTGGTTGATGTACTTTAAAAAGTCTTGTGTCACCAGCATAAGGACATGTTATACTAATCTTTTGTTCTGGAGGACATTCGTCATGCCACATTATGAGTGTCTGATCACAATCGAAGGCTGCAATATTCTCGCCACTAATTACATACATCAGTAACTCCAGTATCTTCTAGAATGATCAACGAACGTTTAAAATCGATTATAATTGGGCCATTGTGTTGTAGTGAGTTAAGAAATACAAGTATCTCATCAAACTTTGTAACCTCAACCTTTATATCTTTTAACTCATCACTATCTCTTAAAGCTTTTTCAAAGTGTTCTAACTCAACATATCTACCTTCTGATTCCAAGGTGTCAAGAATATCTAAATCTCTTGGTTCAAGTAGCAATGGAAAGCCCGAACTACGTCTGACAGATAGTATCAAAATTTCTCCTTATGTATATTTAATATACTTTCTATATGTTTAATAAATTCATCATCTCCATCTATAAACTTCATAGTTCTTTGAACTCTTTCTAAGATTTCACTTCCTTCGAGATAAAATTCATTTTGCCATGAGATCCTATTCTCAGATTTAGCTGGACGTTCAGCCTTAACAAATCCAAAGTTCTGTAATATTTGTCCAAAACGCATATCAGGATGTCTCTCAATAAGAAACTCTAATAAGTTTAATAAATCTATATTTGATTCTTTTCTTGTCATTTCAATCCTTGCTTTTTTATAGCATCATTAATAGATTCTTCAGCACTTTTCTTATCTACTGTTTCTAAAAATTCATAGAATCTAACTACATCATCAAATACACCAGGAGCTAATTCCCATAATTCAGTTTTATATGAAGCCTCATTTGGTTTGATATAAAGTTTATTAAGTGAGAAATTACCATCAGCATGTCTTGTAAGTTGGTAATGTGGATACTCATAACTATAGAATATTTCACCTAATAGTTCTTTAAACGTATCAATTTTTTGTCTATAGCTCATGCATTTATCCTACTATATATAAACATTATTAGCAAGAACATTCCTAAAAATACTGTTAAAGCTCTCAATGTTGGTCCACCTTAAATAGTAAATAAAATCCAATAAAGTTTAAAACACTAATAGCTAAGGATAGATAGCAAATAAACTTGACCATATTAGCTTCCAGTATCAAATCTTTAACTTCATCCTTGTCCATTTCTTATATCCTTCTTGTTTATATGTCTATTAAAATCTATTACCTTTTGAACAATTTTGTGATTCTGTAATTATTCTCAAATTTTGAGGACAATGTAATCCTGAAATGTTTTTTCCTTGTAATGGAATTATATGATCAACATGATGACTAATTCCAGTTTCTAAAGTTAATTGAGTAGCAAGTTCATATATCCAATTAATTTCAATCCAATCACTAGAAGTTAACCATTTAGGAGTTCTTTGAAGTTTAGCTGCTCTACGTTTCATAGCTATACTATTAGCTTTTCCTGGATTCTTTTTTCTCCATAACTTACAAGATGATTTTGCTTTATCTGATTTACAATAAATTTTTCTTCGACTTTTTACTTTTTCTGAATTGTTAAGTGTATAAGATTTAACATTAATTTTGATTTTTTCTTTATTATTTTCATAATATTTTTTAGCATATTCTAACTTTTTTTGTTTAATTTGAACATAAAGATTTTTTTGACAATCTTTACAAACGTAACAAAGACCATCTTTTCTTTTTTTATCTTTACTAAAAGTATTTAAGTCTTTAATATTATTACAATTACTACATTTTTTCATTTTAAATCTTTTTTGATTTCTTTCTTAGCCAAGAAACGAGCTTTCTTCTTCCACTTACGTACACTCTTCTTAGGCATCTTATCATTACAATTGGCTTCTATCCAGATCTCTCTATGACTTAATGGTTTCAATCTAATGGCCTCTTGCACTCAACACTTAACCACGTAAACCCAATAGGACCTAACTCAAATATAAAACATCCACAACAAGATTTAAGCCTTCCAAAGCTAAATGGTCTGGAACAAAAGTATAGTTCCAATCTTCCTATGGTAATGTATCTCATAATTTTAACATTTCCTTGTAGACGTTTATGCACATTATTACGTCTGCTTTTGCATCGTGAGCCTTAGTATTATCCACTTTAAAGTGTTCTGCATAGGAGCTAAGACTTCCTGAGATCTCCTTAGGAATCTTACCTTGCTTCTTTAAGAAGTTACCAACAACACCTGTATCTTGAACCCTATAGGAAACATACTTAAGCCAACTACCTTCAGAGATTAGATTTTCTTTAACTAGTCTAATATCACCATCAACATTATGTCCAAGTGGCTCAAGCTTCTCAATGGTCGTACCATTACCTAATGCAGCAATCTTTAACATAGGAGAACCTGACCATGATTCAAGTCTTAAGTTAGCAATTTCTCTAATGTCTACACCTGCAGGGATGTAATAGTTGTGTGCTACTGAATGCTTCTCAATGAAGTCATACAGTAATGTTCCACCTTCAGCATATGGAATAGCTTTCTTCTCATGCTCAACTAGGTCAATCTTATTGATGCCTAATCCTTCTGCAGTAACGTGATAGATATGATCCTTAGGTCTTAGGAAGAGTTCTAGCTCATCTAAAAGAGTAAAGGATTCATCATATACTCCGCAGTATAAGCTGAGTAATGAGGTACCTTCTAGTCCCCCAGTTTCACAATCTAATGCCAAATACTTACTCATCACTATCCTCCTTACAAGTACAAATAGCTCTCATACAAGCACCACACCATTCCTCTACGTCCCATTCATATGCACATGGTTCATGATATCCTACTAGTCCATATGACGAGAACCCATGCTTATTCTCTATCTCTTCACCACAATAAGCACACCTAACTGTTGGAGAATCATCCTTCATTTCATCTTATATCCCTTGCAAAACGTTTACACTTCTCACACTTAAGAGTTCCATTCCAATGAACCCAATCATGTATCTTACATGGTTCTATGTACTTCTGATATGGATCTCTAGGTGAGATAATCAAAAAGATAAAGATCCAAAATAGAACTACTAATATAAACATCATATACTAGTTGATAAATATAAACAAGTATTTTATTTAACTATTTTGAAAAGTTTTCTTCGTTCTTTTACTATGTAGTGATTGTACTTGATCTTGTATGACTTGTATATAGAATAAGATATTACTAGAAGTGGACACAAACCTATTAGAATATACCCGAATATTAGAGCAAACATAAAAAAGGTATAGTATCCCTCTGTTAATAGCTAAGTTTTTAGAACTTACAACATACAGTTAATATGTAATGCATTAAAAAATGCTATATAATTAACGGTTAGTTTTAGATTTAAAACTTATACTTACTAAGTTGTTAAAATTCCCATATTTTACTTTGGTCATAATGTATCTTAAATATGTGATTTCATTGTATTTAAAAATATTTTTATGTATTCTTTTGTCAGTTCATTAACTGAATACACAGGTTTTACGATATCCATACCATCAAAGGTAGAACTTACAAACTCTTGTGCTTCTAGCATGGTATTAAACATACCTACGACTATCTTCTTACGTAGACAACTCACTAGTTTCACGTAAACTAGTAAATCATTGTTGTAAGGTTTCTTACATCTATAGTCTCTTTCAACTGTAATCTTAACTTTTAGCTTCTGAAACCTATGTTTTGTGTTATATAGCGAGTAACCTAATTGTTTATATTCTTTCACATGATAATCTAACTTTAGGTGAATATCTAGTAAACTATCATGAATGTTTATATCTTCTAACCTATTAAATTCTAACTTTGGAGCATCCTTTATCATCTGTTTATATATTGTATTTCGTGAATGTATATCTCGAAGTACCCTAGCTAGAGACGTACATACATCTTTTGAGTAAGATATATAAACCATCTTCGTTCTATGATTCACTAAACTATAAACACAACTTTTAGGTAGTTTATACATCGTATTAAACAGTTCTTTTATCCTCATATTCACTAGTTGTTACTAAAATCATGTACTTTATGTTAACGTATCGGATATGAAATCTACTTCCAGTCATTTCAGGGAGTTAAGAACGTAGATTTCTCTAAATATAGACCTTAATACCTGTTTATATACTATATTTACACACAATTTACCATTATTTTGAATGTTTATATACTCAAATCTAATAAAATGTTCGGTTGAGCTATGTCTATGTCCCATCTGTATCGTGGTCCTCTACCCCACTCCCTCTACCCTAACTATACGTAATCATTATACTATTAACTTGGTACGTAACTTGCATTATTATTTCGAGATTAGATTTTTGACTTGGACATTGCTTAAATACTAATGGAAGCAGAGGGAAAAATTTAATCAAACAACACATTGACACATGTCACATCTAACATATCATATCCTATATCCAACCTACACGTACGTGTCGTCTAAGTATCAGTTTCTAAGAACTTGACATCGTACATAAGTTCTACACTTTTTAAATTCCTGAATAGTTTCAAATACATAACTCGTATACTGTTCGTTCTGTGTATACAAGTTCGACACCGAGTATGTTGCTAAGTATGCGAATACACGTTTGGCATACCGCATGCAGTGTATCGCATTCGTACGGCACTGCTAGACATGAGTGTAGAGACGCTAAGCGTTGAACCTCAGAGGTGGCAAGAAGCTAGTATAACCGATGTACTTGGACATGCCGAAAGGCCTCCAAGCTAAGCATGAGAGAATTGGAGCACTACCGAAAGGTACCAGCATCCGATTCGCGGACGGGTAACTGGATTGATTAAGTTCTCCAGACAGACGGACACAGTTAAGACGCATCGGTAGAGATAGATGAGATTACTCATCAAGCTCTTATAATCTTAGGTGAAAGGCGTAGCTACTACGATGCCTAAGTGATCTAAGCCGAAACAGGTTGTAAGATATAAGCTTACGACCTGTATGTAGTTTATAACTATACTGATGAGGCTTGTATGACAACTATACTTATCGTTATTATAGTGATACTTATATTCTGTTAACCAATACCTAGGAGGTATACAAT